CTTTGAGCAAAGCAACCGAAGCCCGCGCCCGACCAGGCCTTAAAAAACAAACGCCGCACGAACTTAACCGAACCGACCTGGGCCGCGAAGCCGACCGCGCCCGCTGGCAGTTCCTCTTTTCCCTGAACAAATACCAACCGCCTAAACCTGAACCGATATGCCAACCGAACCGAAGAAGCCGCGCCGCCCGCGCGCGATGATCCTGCTGCCCAATGGGCGCACCGTCAGCGTTAGCCTGCATAATAAACTTATGGCAGTCCGCGATCAACTGATTCGCCTTAACGATATCGAGCGCTTGAACTTCCCCGATATGGCCGCGCGCCTGGGAGTTACCCGCGAAACCGCCGCGACCTATGCCGAACTGCTGGGCATCAATGTTCATAATAGTTATAAGCGCCCGCGCGTTGATAAGAAGAATTGGGCCAAGGTTCTGCCGCCGCTGCGTAAATCTGGAATGACATACGGCCAGATCGGCGAAAAGATTGGCGCGACAAAAATCAGCGTTTGCCGCTGGTTCTTAAACCAGGGCATCGTTACCAACGATCATTATCGCAACGCCTGATCTATGCCGAAGTTTCCCGCTATCCCGAAGGCAGTAACCGCAGCGCATTACGCGCAGCATCGCAACGGCGCAGCCAGGTTCGCGCTATATGCCCTGATCGATTCGACCGATGCCAGCCTGGAAGTCAGCGCCCAGGATTTGCCCGCGTTCAAAGCCAACCTGGCTGCCTGGACAAAGGACAACCATAAGGCCTTTCGTTATTCGGTCGTTTCCTTTTGGCTGGTTACTGCCTCAAATAACTTTCAACCCTATTCCCCGCACAAGCCGCCGCGCTTGTAACCCTTTCCCAACCCAACCAACCCGATAAATAAAATGACCGTTACAAAAGAACAGATCGCCGCCCTTCCGACCGCAACCTGGACGCGCGAACAATACGATGCCCATAAGCCCGCACTTAACCAAAGCGGCTGCAAGGCAATCCTTCATTCCCCTGGGCATTACCTGGCCGAACTGACCAGCCCGCGCAAAGATACCGCCGCGCTGCGCATCGGTCGGCTTACCCATATGGCCGCCCTGCAGCCCGATGAGTTCGCCGCCCTAGTGATCTGCGAACCTGACGATGCGCCGAAGCGCCCGACCGAAAAGCAGGCAACCGCGAAGAAGCCGAAGCCCGAACATATCGAAGCGCTGCAGTTCTGGCAGGCCTTCGATTCCCAGGCTGCGGGTAAGATCATCGCCGACCGCGATGAATACCTGGAATCGGTAGCATATGCCCGCGCCCTGGCTGACGAACTGAAGCATTGGGGAATTAAGCCGATCGCGACCGAACTTTGCCTAACCGCTGACTACGGCGCAACGCCTATGAAGGCCCAGATCGATTTGATTGGCGAAGATAATTTTATCTATGACCTAAAAACCTTCACGGGTTACGCCACGCCGCAAAACATCCTTCGCGAAATATATGCTAGGGGATACCATTTGCAGGCCGCCGCTTATCAGTTGATTTACAAACTTGTTTTCGGCGAACGGCCCGCTGGCTTTCGCCTGGTGTTCGTAGAAAAAGCCAACCCTTACGCGACCGCTACCTTTGAACTGTCCCGCGAACTGATTGCCGAAGGCGGCGTTCTGCTGCAGCAGGCAATCGAAGCCTACAACGCGGCCCGCGAACTGAATCATTACCCGCTATATCCGAAGCAGATCGTTAACCTGCAGCCGCGCGCCAGCCAGGGCAGCAGCCTGGATTCCGTAACCTTCGCCTAATCTCCAACCAAATAAAACCATATGATCCCCGAAAACAATAAGCCTAAACTTGTCCCGATTGCCCAGCCTGGGCGCTACTCCGTTCGCATTTGCAAACTGCGCGAAGAAGATATCGGCGTTACCTCCAAAGGCGATGCCAAGGTTCGCGTTCTGCTGGTTACGAATGACAACCAGAAGATTAACGAACTGTTCTATGCTTCGACCGATGGCGCTTTGAAGCGCGCCGCTGCCTTCGTCAATACCGCTACGGGTAAGCGCGGCGGCCTGCCGCCGAAGGATCAGGCTGCGTTCGCCGCCTACATCGGCCAGGCCGAAGGAAAGGTTATCGCGATTGATGTTATCGAAGTTAATGAAACCTGGAAGGACGGCAGCGAACATATCGTTAAGAAGGTTAGCCGTTTCGCTTCCCTGCAGGAAGGCCCAGCGCCCGCCTGGCAGCCGAAGCCGAAGGCCGCGCCAGCCGCCCAGCCCGAAATCGGTTTCGCTGACGATCAGAACCCGCCCTTCTGATTGTGAACATCGAACTACCTAAATACGCCGACCAGATCAGGCCCGCCCTGATCCTGGTTTGCGGATATGCCCGCGCTGGTAAGGATACCCTGGCTGACGGGCTGATCGCTGGCGCTGCTGGAAGCGCGTCAAAGGTTCCCCTGGCTGATCCCCTTAAGCGCGCAGCCGATCAGGTTATCAGCGACCTGGTAGGCCACGGCATCAAGTTCCCTGGCTTCGGCGATGAAGCCTTTAAGGTAGCGAACCGCGCGCTGCTGGTAGAACTTGGCAAAACTTGCCGATCGGTTCATCAGGATTGCTTCGTTGAACTTGCGCTGAACCGCGCAGCCGAACTGATTGCCGTAGGGACTACCGCGATTATTACCGATGTTCGCTATTCAAACGAACTGCAGCGTTGCGCCGATTGGGCTGCTTTGCGCGGCGTCAGGCTTTATACGCTGCTAGTTTATACCGATGGCATCGAAGCCGCGAACGAAGAAGAAAAGACGAACTTCGATATGCTGCTTATCCGTTCGGAAACCTCATCGATTGGCTGGACTGATCGCAGCCGCTGGCGCGCAGGCGCTGCCCTTGATATCTACCGCCACGGTCGCGGCCTGGCTTCCCTTATGCTTATCTGATTGCCCGCTACCACTAACCCGAACACAACCCCAGGCTGCCACAACCAGCCGCCCAACCTATCGACCCTATGCCAGCCCAACCGCTGACCCTACCCTTTGACCCTGACGCGGAACGCAACCTGATTGCTTCCTGCCTGGTCGATTCCGATGCCAACAAGCCAAGCCTGAAGGCCTGCGCCGAACTTGGCCTATCCCCTGGCTGCTTCTATGAACCGAAGCATCAACTGATTTGGAACGCGATCCAGGCCGTTGCCGCCGAAGCCAACGCGCTGCCTGACGAAATCACCGTATCGAACTATCTGCGTAACCAGGGAGTTATCGAACAGGCGGGCGGCATCGCCTACATCAACGAACTAACGGGCGCTTTGTTCGCGCCTTCCCCTAACCTGCGCGCATCGGCGGCGATCGTCAGCGAAGCGCATCAGGCCCGCCTGCTTATCGGCATCGCCCAGGGAACAATTCAGCGCGCCCAATCTGGCGCGTTCAAGCCGAACGAACTTGCCGCGTCATTCACGGCCCAGGCAAAGGCCGCGCTGCAGGCTTACGCGCCGAAGGAAGGTGAACAGAAAATGGAACTAGCCGAACTAGAAACCTTCGACCGCGACAACGATCCTAACAACCTGATCGGCAGGCGCTGGTTATGCAAAGGCGGCAGCCTTCTGTTTTCAGGCCAGGCTGGCTGCGGCAAATCTACCCTGGTTACTACTATGGCTATCCGCTGGGCGCTTGGCTTCGACCTGTGGGGAATGAAGCCCGTTAAGCCGTTGCGCATCCTGATCCTGCAATCTGAAAACGACCTGGGCGATTTAAGCGAACAATGGGTTGACTGCTGCGCCGCGCTTAACCTTTCGGCGAACGAACGCGCGCGCCTATCCGAACAAATCTTTATCTACCGTGAAGCCGTTAAGACAGGCGAAGCCTTCGGGCAAACCCTGGAAGAACTTATTACCAGGCATTCCTGCGATCTGGCGTTTGTCGATCCGCTTCTAGGATTCGCGGGCGGGGATGTTTCAAAGCAGGATTTCTGCAGCCATTTCCTTCGCCATATCCTGCAGCCTTGCCTGATGCGAACGGGCTGCGCGCTCATCGCGGTTCATCACCAGAACAAACCGCCGAAGAAGAAGGAAGAACAGGGCAGCATAACTTCGACCTATGATTTTACGGGCAGCAGCGAACTTGCCAATTGGTTCCGCGCGACCGCGATCCTTCGCCGCGAAGATAACGAACTACCGCATTTCGTTCTGAAGTTGGGTAAGCGCGGAACCAGGGCAGGCCTGCAGGATTTGACGGGCCGCTTTACCGACAGCCTGCGCATCAGGCATAGCAAAGTTCGCGGGCAAATCTGCTGGGAACGCAATAGCGACCCATTGCCTTCCGATGATGTATAACCTGGCGGCCTATCCTGATAGCCTGGCTGGCCCGCTGCGGGCTTCGGCTGGGCCTGCCTATACCTATCCCTACCCTGGGCAGGTAAGCCGCCCTGGACGGGCTGCCGCCTGGATTGGGCTAACAACCTGGCACAACCGTATTACCCTAAAGGGTAATGTAAGGGGATTACCCCTTTGCTTTACGCTGACGCTACAAAGGGGATTCACCCCTTACCGCTACCCCCGCGCGCTGCCTGATTATGGGAACTAAAAGATTCAATAAGCGGGCGATAACTAAAGCCGTTAAATGGCGCGCAGCCTGGCGCGATCATAAGCCGACAATGGCGGCCAACCTGGCGCATATAAACGCGCTGCAGAAGGCAGCCAAGGCGGCGCGCATCGAAAGGCTTAAGGCTATCCTGGCTTTCCTCCCTGATACCTTCAGCCCATCGCATAAGGGACTGAAGGCCTACGCGATCCAGGCCGCTGGTTACGATCCAACCCCAGCCAGGATTAAGCGCTTCCGAACCTATGCCGTTCGCTATGGCCTGCTGCGCTTCGATGCCCAGGCAAACCTTTGGATAAAGTCAGTTTGATATTAACCTTTCCCCGTTGTTAATAACCCTATGCCTGACCAGCAACAAACGCCGCCGCCCTTGCGCGAAGGCCGCGCCGAAGAACGGCAGTTCGATCGCTGGTTCGCTACCCTTCCGAAGAAGAAGCAGGCCGAATACCGCAAGCGCAACGCTGGCCCTTATTCCGATATGGGCCTGCCTAGGCATTCATTCCCGATCTACGATAACGCTGCGCATTGGAACGGGGAAGATCCCCGCAAGGCTGAACCAGAACTTCAAAGCGATACCTGGGTTAGCCTGGAACGAATGCAGGAAGTTATCAGCGATGCGCTGGCTATGCTAGGCGCTTCAGAAGAACGGGCCGTGTTAAATCATTTCGATCTTATCAGGATCATCCTGGGCCTGCCTGATGCGCCTTTGCAAACTGAACTAGCGAAGCGGATGGGCCTAACGAAGCAGGCAGTAAGCATTCGCGCGAAGAAGGTGCTGCTGCGGGCCAGCAAGGTAGCGCCTGGCATTCTTTCGCGCGTTAAGATGCAGCCAAAGCCAAGCGATCGCGCCGTTGTTTCCGCGCCGAAAATTATAGAAAAAAATCCTAATCATAGGCGGGTCGGTAAGGAATCTTTTACCCCTACCCCTGGTCATTCGTGGGCCACGCACCACGGG